TCTTAAAAAGACATTTAATTACTCTTCGTCGTCATCTTCTTCATCGACTTCAATAGCTTCTACTTGATCTAATTCATCAATTGCAGCTTCCATATCTTCGTCGGTAATGTCATCATCTAGATCATTAGATTCTTCTTCATCCACCTCTGCGCCGTTGAAGACATAATCAGCAATAGCAATTTTCTCTTGTTCTAATGCATCATCAATTTTTGCACCCATAACTTCTTTAAACGTAGGTTCTGCCTTTGCAAAATCTTGGTCTAAAATGTTATTAATTAAATCTTCTACTTCCATCATTAATACCTTTCAATTGAAAAACTATATTGGTTAGAGTAAGGTGTGAATAGAAATTTATTATCACTACCCTTAATACTTCTATCGTCTGTATAATCTGAATCAGAACCAGTGCTATATATGTAATCACTAACTGTCTGATTCATCAACTTTGTTTTGAGATTAGCCGGTGTTAGACCAGGTTTCATACCCAAAATACAAGCCATGTGGCCAGCAACTTGAGGAGCCGCCATGCTTGTCCCGCTAATATTTGCCTGTTTGTAACTATTATTAAAATAATATGAAGCGCCTGAAAGAACATTAGTGTTACTACAGGCGCTCATTATATCTGTACCTGGTGCATATAGGTCTACTGCAGGACCACATTCAGATGATCTAGCCTTTTGTTCTAACACAGAAGAATAAACTACTGCGTCAGTATTACCTACAATAACAGCTTCATCATCAAATGGACTTGAACCTCTATTATAATAATATGTCACATTACCAGTATTCGTAAATCGATTGTCATAATCAGTTCCACTTGGCACATCAATTTTTTGACGATAATTGCCAGCAGCTACAACAACATGTACACCTTCATCAATTAATTCTTGAATGTCTGTATCAACGCTCGATACTCTGACACCAAATCTATAACCATAAGTAAGATCATAAAAACTTCCAACCATGCCCTTACTAGTATCTCTATATATTCCTGTATTATCTGGGCTTGTCCAACTTGTACCTCTAAAGACGCCACCAGCTACGTTATAAAAATAAGCTCCGTATCCCCAACTCATATTTACAATTGTTGGTCTTTTAAATCCTGTATTTGGATCTACAGGTTTATTTCTATGCCACAGTTTTATAGCATCAAAACAATAAACAATAGGAATAGCACCCCCATCGCCTGCACCTTCTAAACCGTCTACCTTCAAAGAATATATTCTAGCATTCTTTGCCCAACCATAATTTTTGCCAGCTACAATTCCTGCTACATGAGTGCCATGTCCGTCATAGTCTCTATAGTGATTTGAACTTTGTGTGTCTCCAGATACTCCACTAGCAGCATACCAGTCTATTTGTTGTAATCTACTATTTCCACTTGCATCTTCCCATTCAGGATGGTTAGGCTCTATACCACTGTCCTGAATAACAACATCAGCACCTTCACCAGCTAAACTGTAAGTATAAGCGCCTGTCACACTACTTGATATGCCATATGGATTAGTAGATTCTATGCATCTACGAAGTCCCCAATTTACGAAATCTCCACTGTCAGAAGTTGTTTTAGTAAAATCTGAAGGCTGACTAGCTCTTCTGCCAATCGAAATATCATCTCTTTGTTCTGGTGGAATTTCTACGTCATATACTCTCGGATCATTTTTTAACTTTTCAACTTCAGCTTCATTTAACGCATAGTGTGTGTTCCTAACAGATGCGTCTCTTGTGTTTACAACATCAACACTTCGGTTAGGAATAGAATCATTACCCTTTGTTTGAGTCATCTCAGCAGCAAAGGAAGCAGCATCTACACCTCTTTTTAAGCTTACAATATATTCTCTTTCAGACATTATTGCTCGTCATCTTGGGCTTCATCGTCTGGTATATCTCCAGATGATTTTTCCTGCTCTATTTGTTTTTTCATATTAGCTATTTCGTCATCGTCTAATTGTAATACGTTTTTCATTACATATTCTTTAGAGAAAAACTCACCGACATATTGTTGCATTGTGTCTAGTGTTTGTAGTCTGTTTTGAATAAGTTCAGCATCTTTAAGTTCAGAGAAATGATTATCTCTAATGTAATCAATGACTATATCCTGCTGCCATAAATTCCAGTCTTCTTCTGTTATAATTTGCTTCATAATTAGTTGTTTTTTCAGAATCTCTGTAAACAACATTGAAAAGCGTTTTCTCAGTCTATCAATGAATTTCTGGAATTTAAGTTCATCTCTGCTAATTTCTGTTGAACGACCTAGAGAGAACTGCGCCTCTTGTTCTAATCTGTTAATAGGAACATTTAGAGATCTATACAAACGTTTCTGGAAATAAACGATGTCATCGATTTGGCCCAGGTTTTCACCTCCAGGCAAGGTGGAGATCTCGGTACCCCGCCCGCCCTCTCTACGAGGAAGCCAAAAGTCTTCAAGCATTGACATATGTTTGCGATCATCTCTGATCTTACCAGTATCAGCGTCATATACAAGCTTATTACGGTAACGAGCCATAATATCTTTCATATATGTTTCTGCTTTACCACGAGGTAAGTTACCAACGTCAATGTAAAAAATTCTACGTTCAGGTGCTCTAGCTAGTCTGTAAATAACTAGCGAGTCTTCCATCATACGCAATTGGTTAATTGGTTTTAATGCTTTGTGAAGATGTGATACTACTCTTTTTCTGTCAGCATCTAACAGTCCTGATGTTACATACGAAACAGAGTCATTTGATAATTTAATTCCCTGAGCCGTTCCACCTGGTTTTTCTTGGTAAATATAAAATTCATTAACTTTTTCAACTAGGTTAGCACCTGTGACTGGATCTTTTTTCTTCTTTACTTCTTTTACTTTACGAATTTTTGTAGCGTCAACAGGTCTGATCTCTTTAATACCCTGTTTTAGATTCTTTTCATCAACAACTAAGTGGTGATAAATTCTGCCGTCAACATACCATCTTCTAAAAATATCGTGACCCAATTCTGTAAATTTTAACATAGAACAAATATTATCAAATTCATCGGTCATCGCCTTTTTCAATTGGTCACTTAAACCTTCGACATGATCCAGTTTTAAGCTAACTGGGGACTGATTCTCGTTTGCTGTAATAGATTCGTTTACAATATCTTCAATTGCCGCATCAACTTCTGGATGATCAGATACAGCTCTATATTGTCTAATAGTTTGTAAATTATCTTTAGCGTGGTCACCCTCACCTAAATTTACATATGTACCATAGTGTGTACCAGCGGCAGTTACATATCCAGCACCATCCTGATCAACAGGAGGCACAATAGACTGCATTTTCTCTGCACTCTTGTCTGATGCTCTTTTTATTTCAAACCCAAATAATCTAAGTCCACTCTGTTCAGCCATGGTAATTCCTAATATTAAGTGAAGAGGGGCCTTTTAGCCCCTCAAAATATTTATAGTGGTTTTAAGAGGTTGTTGCTGCTTCCCAGTATTGTACTTGGAACTCAACAGAGAATCTCTCAATATCGTTTTCAGCTGCATAGCTCAAATCAATTGGTGAGATCGCTGTTGGGAAGCACCCTCTAAAGTTGTAAGTCTTCAATGTTGATCCGTCTTTGTCAATTTGCTCGACAATAAGATCAGCTTCATAATCAACAGGATTTGTTAGACCAGTATTTGCAGAGTGTGCATTCATACCGTTCATCCAACGTTCCATAGAGTCACGAACATTAAAGTCTGTATCGTTAATGATAGTCGGTGTCCACACATCAAATGTACGATCACCTGCCATCTTTAACTGACGACCACGGAAAGGAACAATAATTGTACCCATTGTAGAAGCAGGTAACTGAGCTGCTTCACACAAGAACGATGTTAATTCTACATCGCCATTTGCATAACCCGGAAAGTTAATTGTCGCCTTAAATAAATTTGGGCGAGCACCACCACCACGTAGTTTTGCTTTGAAATCATCAACGCCTAAAACTGCCATCTTCTATCTCCTTATACCTGTCTTCCAGCGACTTCTTCGAAGTCAACACCAGATCTGACCGCTACAAAGTTTAGAGTGATGTAGTTGATAGAACGTGCAGGCTTAATGAACACATTAGCTACAAATTCGTTTCTATCAATCACTGCTGCAGTGTTATTTGTTTCATCGCATACGACTCTAAAGTCTGTGATACCCCTACGTCCCTTGATCTCTCTTAGGAATGGCTCTACGATGTTTACAAATTCAGCTCTTGTGAATTCATCGTTCAGTTCAAACAATGTGTTTCTAGCTGCCGTAGCAATAGCTCTTTCAACAACATTGAATAGACGGCGGACATTGATACGATCAAATGCAGATGGTCTATTCATATGTGTCTTATCACCATAAAGCAATACACCCTGTCCAGGAAGATTTGCAATAGGGTTGATACCTGCTTTATAGAGAGTATCTCTTTGAGCTTTTGTCGGTGTATAAGCTAGTGATGTGACTCCTACATATGCACCACGACGTGAACCTGCTGGTGAGAACCAAGGAGCAGAGTTTGCGTCAGAAGCAGCCATGATACCTGCAGTTGATGAAGCAGCTGGGATGTTAACATATTTGTCATTATACTTATCATAGACTTTCAAGTAGTTGTTGTCCATGAATAGATATGAGCTGTATGTCAAGTTACCTGCATCTGAGACGGTTGTTGTTACAGGATCGCTTACGCCCACAACTGTGTCTCTTGCTGGTGAAGATACAACGACTGCATCTTTACGAGTTGTTCCTGCTGTCGTGATAAGGTCATTCACAAGAGTTGTGAGTGTATCACCTGAATCAGCTTGAGGTGCAATCAAGAAGTCTAGTTGAATAGTATCTTTGTCTTCAAAGGCATCGAAGCCTGTAAGATAGTCTGATGTAGATGCGTTACTCTTAACACCACCTACGAGTGAATAACTACCTGTAGAATCAACTACGTTATTCATCCAAATATATTCAGACTGTCTGTTAATGACCTCTTTCATGTAGTTGCTTGATCCATCAGTATTAGTAGCTGATGCAGTAGCTGAGACATATGGGAATCTTTCTAGAACAGTACCTGCTGTTCCTGTAATAACCCCATCTTGGTCAAGCACTAGAACGTGATGTTCTTCTCCAGTTGGAGCTCCATCAAATTGTGCTTTATAAGCTGCTGTCCAATTTGCCCAGTTTGTTCCATCTGACCAAACAACTTGTAGTGAATTTCCTAAATCACCAGGGTATTTCGCAAAAACGTTACCCGATGAAAATGTTCCGTTATTCCAAGCATCACTGTTTTTAATTTGAGTTGCAGCAGCACTGCTGTCACATGCGTTTACCGCAGCTGTATCAACAACTCTTACTGTTTGTAATGCATTGGCGTATTTAAGAAAGTATGCAGCAGACAGGAAGTCTACAGCATAGCTATCGCTAGGCGCCCCAAATGTTTCTGCAAGCTCAGCCTCATTTGAGACTAGAGTTGCTACCTCAGCAGGACCCCAGCGGAATTCGCCAGCATACGCGCCAGTTGTCGATTGTACATTAGGCACACCGCCTGTAAGATCAACTTCTTTGACGACAATAGCTGGAGACTCTGAAGGTGTACCAATTGCCATGTTTCGTTCCTTTTCCAGTAATCGAATTATAAGTTTACATAATACGGAATTCAATTACTTCTATTTATATATTTTAATTTTTAGTAAATTGAGCCCCACTCTTCGGACAGTTTTCTAGTTTGCCAGTTATCAAGTTCGTCTTCTCTTTCGACCATGTCGATTCCATCATCTATGAATCCAAATGGCAGAACATCATCCTCAATTTGTTTCATCTGCTGCTCAAACATCATGTTTTTTATATCAACGTCTGTAAGCTGTGTAAAGTAGTTACCTGTAGCAAAATAGCCGAACATAACTAAATTCATCACCAGATCATCGTGGTTACCGTCTGAAGCCTCGTAGGATGATCCTTTTGCTACAAATGTAGAACACTCTAGTATTGTATTATGATCTACAATCTCTAGTTTATTCTCTTCAAGTAAATCCTTTAGACCAGAACAACCAATACGTTTGACCTTTCTATTCATCTCAACGCCTAATCTATTTGACTTAACAGTAGATTCTACAAACAGATTTTCATATTCTAAATCATAATAAAGTCCATTACAAACGATTGTTCCTTGATCATTTGATTCTACAACAACCCACGATTCGTTATAGACTTTCGCATATTTATAAATAATGTTTGGGAAGAGTAATGGAGAGATAAGGTTATTGCGATACACAGCAACCTGTTTAAAAGGCCGAGCGCTAATATCGATCACATTAAATGTAGAATAGTCCTGTCCTCTTCCCTTCGAAACGTCTACAGTCATCACGTATTGATGATTTTTCTTTGGTTCTTCGTAGATCCAAACACTATTTCCTTCTATTAATTGCTTATAAGGCTGTGCTCTAAAATTCATGAGCGTTTCAGCATTTATAAGTGTATCACCTGTCCCGAAGAATGTATTACCAAACTCTTGGTCAAATTGTAGCTGGCTTGTATTAGCTATGGTTTGTTTTTTCCATTCCTCATCTCTTTGAGGAACATCCCACCAATCAACTCTAAAATCCTTAAACTCATTTACGCCTTGAACGGCACCTTCCCATATTTTATGAAACTGATTGCCAATACCATTAGCCGTACTTGTAATAATTACCTTCGTATCTTTACCTGATGAGATAACGGGGTAGGTTGATGTATAGAATTCGGCAGCATTCTCTACAAACGCAAACTCGTCAAGATATAGAAGATTGACAGACATACCACGAATAGATGAACCAGACGTAGCTGCTGATACAATTCTACTGTTATTACTAAATTCTATGGATCTTTTGTTAAGAGCCTTGCAACCTGGTTGTAAAAAGAACGGTAAGTTCTCTAGCATGAGAGTTACTCGTCCGAGCATCTCCTGTGCCGTCGCACCTTTGTTTGCAAGAATGGCAATAACTTTTTCTGGATGGAATAACGCATACCAAAGTAGATAGGCAACAGAACTAATAGACTTACCAGATTGGCGGCAAGCGAGTACAATGCTAAATCTGTTGTCGTTGAAATGCTCAAACATTCTCTCCTGATATGGATAAAGTTCAAACGGAACTAGTCCCTTATCGAGATGAATTATTTTACAATATTTCTCAGCAAAATAAGAAGGTGATTGTAAACACTTTTTATATTCCATAACCTCATTTTTAGTAAAGTTATGTGTTACGCCATCTCTTTTAATATTAGAATTGCCGAGATATGTGTCATTCATCTTTCTTGTAATCACTAATGTCAATTATATTCTCACTATCATTTTCATCATCTAAAAGCATACGTTGTAAATCTGTAGTAGATCCTATAAAAACGTTGTTTGTTGTATTATTAGGAAGTTCAGCCGCTTTATCTTCCTTATTAAAATCTTTTTTCTTTTTGTGCAGATCCATAAGCGAACCGTTAATGTCACCAACGTTCTTCATCATATTAGACAACACTTCAAATGCCCGCGGGTGTTCAGTAGCCCTAGCCACCTCCATCATATCCTCTAATGCCTCTGAGCCTTTAGCTAAAAGATCATGATATATTCTACGCGAATATTCAAAGTCGTTATCAGCTGTTTTCTTATCATCTTCCATATCATGCACTATCAAAATCAAACAAATAATTATAATCGGATGAATCCATATACCCAAAATCACTGTCAGCTGAAATTGAGAATGGATCTGGTCTTGTTCTAAACTTAGCTACCTGTAAGTCTGAATCTCTTAGACCTCTATTTTGTTCATAAAGGTTTGTGAGAGATGTTCTAATAACCTTACTATCTGTAATCGGACCATAGAAGTTAATTTTCATATCAAATGTTAATGTATATATGATAGTTCTTCGTGTCTCTAATTGCGACTCATAATCATCAGCGAAATCTACAGAGGTTAGCGTGATTGGCATATCCTCTTTAATATCCGGATAACCATCAATGGGTTTTATTGTAACTGTATATTGTGGATTAAAATATGGCAGGATTTGCTCTACAATTTGCAGAGCGTCATCTTGGTTTTTAGCGTAGATGCTTAACTGAAATCCCACATTATAAGGAACAAAACTATAAAACTTTTTACGTGAACCAATATTGATCCCACTTTGCATAAAGGTATTAGTTTTCTGAAGCTGTCTACCTTGGTCATATGTCACCGATAAAATTTCAAATGACATTCT